ATAGGATGATTTATTTTTCTAATATATTTTCCTTTTGAATGCATTCTAGAAGAACAGGCAGGGCAATATTCGACTTTGAGAGTCTTTTCTAAATAAATTATCTTAGTATTTCCATCAATTAAAATCTTAGAGATAATTATGTCTTTATCTTCAATGTTTAAAAATTTCATGATATCATTATTCATATAGTTCCTTTCATAGTATCTAGACAATATCAATGATAAACGAACTATAAAAAGAAACAACAGCCAGAATTCTAGCTGTTGTTTTTCAATGACAATTATTAGAAGTCCATCCCCCTAAAGTTGTCCCCTAAAGTAGACCCCCAAAGTTGGGACCCCTAAATTATTTGAATAGCCCAGTCTTTTTTAATGATGAAATTCATGTAAGTAAGCCTATTATTAAATACAGTCGCATTTTCAAAACAAAAGAAGAATGTCAATTATATTGTGATATTCAAAGAGCATTTAAGGATGCTTCTAGAGAGTTTAAATATAATAGCAATAATTATTATATTTGGTATGACCACGTGAATAAAAAAATAAAACATGATTGTCTTTTTAGTGTTCAACATAAAGATATTTATTTTGATAGCGAAAAAACAATTGAAAATCTTATCAATAAATTCGGTGAAGAAAATGTCAAACGTTATTATTTGGAGGTGTATTGAATGTTTATGATTAAATCGTGGTGTTTATCACTTACAACATAAATATACGTAAGAGTACGTACCTTTTAATTATCATTGATTTACACCAACAAAAAAACCCTTTAATATCAAGGGTTTCTTTTTTTGCTTATTTATTCAGTTTCATCAATTAGTATCTTTAAATGAGGTGTAAGGGTAAATTTGTCTATTGCTTCCTTGTTCCATCTTCCACCCTCATTTTTTTCATATTCCACTTTTATGAAAATATCCTTTAATAAATCGTTCTTTTCTTGTATACTTAACTTGTCATATTGTTTTAGGCAATCCGCTATTATAGGGATTGCTTTTTTATATCTAATAATTTTATCTTGGTTAGTGTCTTTTAAAATTTCTTCCTTTGTTTTTTCTATCTCCTTTAATTCACTTTCTATATCATTTTTATCCTCAACATATTCATCATAAGTAAATTCTTCACGATTGTATGATCTTCTTAAATTCTTCAACTCTTTCTTTAAATCCTCAATTTGCTTTTCAATCTTATTTAAGTTTTTAGCGTTGCTTTTAGCTTCTTTGATTATTTCTTGCTCATAGTTATCTACATAGTATCTAAAATCATTTAGTTGTATTTCTAATGCCTGTAATAATCTTTTTTCTACAAGTTGCAACTCACTAGAAACATTGTCACAAAACGGAGTTAAACATATCAAGCTATCATTTTGTTTAACTTTCTTGTTATAGGTGGTTATAATCTTATCCCATTTGCTGTCTTTGATTTCAAGCACTTCTTTTAATTGATACCAATGATTAGCAAGGTTTTTCCCATCATAGAATTTATCAATGTTAGTAGGAAACCACCCTTTAACTGTATCTCTTGATATATTCATTTTTTTAGCTATTTGAGATAAAGAAAGATTAGATTTCTCTTTTGAACTTCTCATAAAGTCTAATAGTTCTTGTTTATCATACTTATATTTTCTAAAACCATTTTTTAAATGCTTTTCGTTGTATGGTCTCCTTATCATATGCCTACCGCATTTCTTACAAAAGACAACACCAGCTAAAGGGTTAGAAGCGTTTTTATTTCCACCTAATTTAGAGGAGGGGTGAGACTTTAATATCTCTTGTACGCTTTTAAATTCTTCTTCACTTATTAAGGCTTTATGCTTTCCTTTGTAAACATAATATTTATCATTTAGCTTTCTTTTTTTGACAACCTCACCATTAATAATCTCTTCAACTGTTTTAAACTTTTCCCATGTGTTATAGCCACAATAAACCTCGGATGTAACTATATTTCTAACCATAGCAGGTGTCCAATATTCATTCTTTCTAGCCTTGTATTTGTACTTGTTTAAATGATTTGCTAGATTGCTAGTGCCTACACCCTCTAATAGCATTTCAAACATTAAAATAACTGTTTGTGACTCTTCCTCATGAGGTTCTAATATAAAGCGATCTTGTTCATCATGTAATTGCTTTCTTTTATATCCAAAAGGTGCTGAACTCCCTATGTAATAACCGTCTCTAACCGATTTATGCCTACCTCTATTCATAACATCTTTAGCATAGTTACGATATTCAGCGGATTGTATCATACGCATTTCAAGATACTTTTTATCCATAGGATTTTTTAGATCATAAGTTTGGTCAAGGGTTGCTATTAGAGTGTTAGTAACATCAAATATTTTTAAAACATCACCTGCTCCATACATACCGCTCCTACTTAATCGTTCAGGGTCAACACACCAAACACGTTTTATATTTCCATTTTCTAATCTTCTTAAAAGTCGTAAAAAGTCAGGTCTATCTTTTATATTTTCTCCACCTGATACAATTTCCCTATATATATTTTCTTCTTTAACAGGCTTTCCTGTGGTTTTTATACATAACTCTTGTAATTGTTCCTCATGCCTTTTTAATGTGATCTCTATTGGTTCTTTTATGTTGTCACTTCTTGATTTTCTTAATAGCATTAAATCTATTTCTTCAAATATTGGAATTTTGTTCATTAATTAACACCTTTTTCTTATTGTCATAAAGTTTTCAAATAGTTAATATTTAAATATAAAGTATTCATACATAAATCAATCATACATAACATAGAATTTTTTGAGGTGATCAAATGCAAATAGGAAATACTACAATCAATTTTATAAACCCACCAGCACAAACAAAAGACAACCTAAAAAATCTATATGATACTTGCAATAGAATATTCAAAGATGAAGCGTTATTTTATTCAAAAGATGAAATAAAAAAATTAAAGAAAAATAAAAAGAATATTTGGTTATGAGAAGCGCAATGCTTCTTATTTTTTTGATTGTTCTTTAGCTTCAAGGTACAATCTCATAAGGCTTTCATAAAGTTCTTGTTTTTCTTCAAGTGGTATGACCTCATTTGTAAATATCGTTCTTGCACGTTCCAATAAATCAACTGTTTCTATTTCATCAGTTACAAATCCTAAAGTTTCTAGTGATACATTGAAATAATCAGCAAGTGTTTTAATTTGATGTATATTTAAGTTTCTTCTTCCTGTTTCTAAATTAGAAACTTGTCCTCTAGATAACCCACCCAATACAGTTCCCAATTCATCTTGTGTCATAGATCGTGACTTTCTTAAATGTTTTATCTTTGCTCCTATTTCCTTTGTGTCAATACTCTTTTGTATCTTCAATATTAAAAACTCCTTTCTAGTAATAATTCTAATATATCATAGTGTATTCTAATAGTAAACTTTTCATACCAAAAATGTATTTTCATTATTGCCAAAAAATAAAAATTATTGTAAAATAACATTGTCAAGGGAGCGACAGTTATAATGACATTGCTTCAAATAGTAGAAAGGAGATTGAATAAAGACGATTTATAGAAAATTTATGCAATTTAATGGAACGTATGTTCTTATAATTAAAAAAGTTATATCATGATGATATTACATAAATAAAGAGGGCGATTATATGAATAAATTGATTGATGAATTAGAAAAACTTATTTTTGAGGAAAATATCAAATTTCAAAAACATCACATAGAAAGCCTTAAACAAAAGATTGTTGAGATCGAACAACAAGCAAATTTTTATGATGATGATATAAGCGAAATTGATTATAAGGAGGTAAAAGGCATGATTTAATCATGCTTTATACAAAACGCTTCAAATAGTAAATAAAGGAGGTTTATTGAATAGTGAGAAGAAAAAAGTTAAAGATGTGGAGAGTATCACAAGACCTTACACAAAAAGAAGTGGCTAAAGCATTAGATACAGCACCTAGTCATTATTCACTCATTGAGCAAGGGATAAATAACCCATCATATGAGTTATTAGTTAAGTTTGAAGATGTTTTCAAAACTGAAAACACATTAAGATTGTTTGAAAAAGAGAAAGGATAAAGAAAGATGAAGATTACAAATATTTATAACCTACCTCAACCATTGGTAGACGCTGTTACAAAGGAATATCAATACAAACCAAAACAATATAGCGTAACAGCATTATTAAAAGGAAGTTGCCAAGCTGTTTTAGAAAGAAGATATGGGCATTTAGTAGAGCAGGATGTAAGCGAGATGATTTGGGCGCTATTTGGTTCAGCAGTACACAGTATTTTAGAAAATGCACAAGAAACTGATAGCCAATTAAAAGAAAACTATCTTGTTATTGATGTAAACGGATATAAATTAAGTGGAATTTTTGATTTATATGATGAAAAGACAAAAACAGTAACGGACTATAAAACAGCTACAGCATGGAAAGTTATTTTTAATGATTGGGACGATTACCGACAACAATTATTAATGTATGCCTATATGTTAAGAAAGATTGGTTTTGAATGTGATAAGGGAGAAATCGTAGCTATCTTAAAAGATCATTCAAAAACAAAAGCTAAAACTGATAGTAACTATCCTAAATTACCTGTATATAAAAAGCAATTTACATTTACTGAAAAAGACTTTGAAGAAATTGAAAAATTTATCTTATCAAAGTTTATTGATATTAGCGTTGCCGAAGATACGGACACTGATAAATTAGAGCCTTGTTCACCTAAAGAAAGATGGGAAACACCAACAAAATACGCTGTTAAAAAAGAGGGTAGAAAAACAGCTTTAAAAGTATGTGATAGCAAAGAACAAGCTGAAATGTATATAGAAGCTAAAGGATTAGACAACAAACATTATATTGAGGAAAGAAAAGGCGAATGTAAAAGATGTAATGATTACTGTAGCGTTAATATTTATTGTCCTTTCTATAGAAAAATGAAAGGTTTGGATAATGAAGAAAACGTATGCAATTTATAACCACAATGATGAAATGATGTTTGTTGGTACGTGTAAAGAATGTGCTGAATTTTTAGGGCATAAAGTTCCTACATTTAGATCAATGGCAAGTAAGCACAATAGAGGACTAGTTAAAAAAGGAAGAAATTATAAGATTTATACATTAGAAAAGGAGAAAGAAGAAAATGATTAAAAGACAAGAATTAGTAAATGATATTTTAGATATATATGATTATGTAGACCATTTAGAAAAAGAGGTTGAACGTTTAAAACCTTATTCAATCAAGGAAGAAAAAGAAAATAGTGAAACATTAAACCATATTGATTATTTAATGATTAGTATAGGAAAACAAAAAATTTTAGATAGGTGTTTATATAACTGGAGAGAAGTTAAAGCGAAGTATGATGAAGAAAATGATACTTATAACGTAACTTCATATAATAATTGGTTAAATGAAAAATTAAGACGTGATGAAATACCTGATAATATTTCACTTGATGAATTTAGAGTTTATTTTAGAAAAGAATTACAAGAAATGTATGAAAAAGAAAAAACAAAAGCATTAAATGAAGCTAAAGGCATTGAAAATGTGGAGGAAGAATAAAATAAATATGGATTATGAAGAATATATAAAGGAACATTTTCAATATGACAATCAAACAGGTTTACTTTCTAGGAATGATAGAAAAGGCGGTTTAGGGAGTATTGATAAAGATGGATATTTGATAATTAAAGTTAAAGGGAAACAATTTAAATATCATAGAGTTGTTTGGCTGTTATGTTATGGCCAATTTCCTAAAAAAGAACTAGATCATATTGATAGAAACAAACTAAATAATAGAATTGAAAATTTAAGAGAAGCTGATAGGCAATTACAAATTGAAAACCAAAAACCAATTATCAATAAAGATACCAAAGAACAACATATATATTTAGATAAATCAACTAAAGGATTAAAAGCAAGGTATGTTGTAAGGAAAGGGAATAAAGCTTATAGATTTAGAAATATTGAAGAAGCTAAAAAAATGAGGGATAAATTATGGAAGAAGTAAAAGAAGAAACAAAAAAAGAAAAATCAATATTTGAAACATTAAATAGTATTGATGTAGGAGATAAGATTGAAAAGAAAAATGGATTGTCATATTTAAGTTGGGCATGGGCATGGGCGGAAGTTAAAAAGCTATATCCTAATGCAAACTATAAAATCTATGAACGTGATACACAATTTGGATTAGTCAATTATTTTACTGATGGTAAAACGTGTTGGGTAAAAACAGGAGTTACTATTGGAAATTTAGAACATATTGAAGAATTGCCTGTAATGGATTATAGAAATAAATCAATTCTATTAAACAATGTAACATCATTTGATGTAAATAAAGCAATTCAAAGAAGTTTAACAAAAGCGTTAGCAAGACATGGTTTAGGCTTATATATTTATGCTGGTGAAGATTTACCTGAAGAATTAAAAGAAGAGAATAAAAAACAACAACCAAAGCAACAACCACAACAACAAGGCTTTGAACAAGCTAATTTGATGGCTAACATTGATAATTGCTTGAAAAAATTAAAAGAATTAGGTGTTGATATTAAAAGCAAAGGTTCATTAGATTTTATTAATAAATACAACAATAATTTACATGACATTAATATCATGACGGATAGCGAAAAATACAATTATCTAAAAGTATTAAATGAAATGATTAAATTAAAGGAGAAACAAAATGTCAATAAATAATGTAACTTTAGTAGGGAATATGACTAGAGACCCTGAATTAAGAAGAACAGCAACAGGAAAAGCTGTTACTACTTTTACTCTAGCGTTAAATAGAATTAAATCATCAAGTGACGGACAACAAGCTGATTATATTTCATGTGTTGTATGGGGTAAGATTGCTGAAAGTACAGCGCAATATTGCTCTAAAGGTTCAAAAGTTGGAGTTGTAGGACATTTACAAAGTAGATCATACGATAACGCACAAGGTCAAAGAGTGTATGTTACGGAAGTTGTATGTGAACAAGTTGATTTTATCAATACAAGAAACCAAGAAAATAACGCTCAACCTCAACAAGTAGAAAATAACCCTTTTGATCAATCTTTCAATATTATGGATGAAGATTTACCATTTTAAATAAAATGCTTCAAATAGTAAATATTAATAGAGGTTTGCATACATTGTAAATCTCTATTAATTCAAAAGGAGGACATATGAGAAGATTAAAATTGTGGATAGTACACCACCCACATTTAACAAGATTTATTATAAAAGAATTGATTGTTTTAATTATTTTTGCATTATTGGTTGGAATATATCATTTTTTTATTAGTTCATTTACTATAAAAGAAATCGTTATTTTACTTATAGGTTACCATTTTATATTTTATATATTGGGTAGTTAAATGATTAAAATTCAAGCTGATTATACAAGAAAGCTAATTAATGAAAATGGTGATTTAGAAGTCACGTTTACCATTAAAGATTATGCAAGTAAAAAGAGATTTGATGAACTAAACAAAGATATATACCAATTAGAAATAACAAAGCCAAGAAGTAAAAGAAGTCTCAACCAAAATAGGCTCTTTTGGAAAATGGTTGGACTTATTTCAAATAAATTAAATCAAGATGAAATGGAAATATACATTTTATTATTAGAAGATACAAACGCAAAATATGAGTACATCATGGGAATAGAAGCTATTGAAGATGAATTAAAAAGGACATTTAGGGCGGTTAAGGTTGTAAGACCTGAATATCATAACGGAAAGAAATTTATCATTTATAAAGTGTTCTATGGTTCGTCTAAATTTGACACTAAAGAAATGACAATGTTAATTGATAAAGCTATGTCATGGTGTCATGAGTTGGATATACCTATTGATGATGAATATTAGAGGTAAAAGGAAATGGAAATAAGATTACAAGAAAGTATTGATTTTACGTGTAAAGGCAAGTGTTCAAAATGCGGAGCGTGTTGTTCAAATTTATTACCTTTAACAAAAGCTGAAATTAGGCATTTAAGAGAAATCGTTAAGAAAAGAAAATTAAAACCTCATTATCATATGTTGTACAACGCTAAATATGATATGACTTGCCCGTTTTTAAACGATCAAAACAAATGCTCTATTTATGAAGATAGACCATATATATGTAAAATTTTTAAATGTGATAAGAAAACAATGAATGAGGAAGAAGCAAGAAGATTAATTAATGCAAAATTAACCAATTTAAGAGAGGTGATTTTTAAATGAAATCAATTTTACAAGATGAAAAGAAATGTTATATCACAGGGGCAAAACATGGATTACATCAACATCATATATATATGGGTGCTAATAGAAAGAACGCTGATAAATGGGGTTGTTGGGTATGGTTAAGAGCTGATTGGCATAATATGAGCAATTATGGAGTTCACTTTAATAGAGAATTAGATTTAAAACTAAAAAGAGAATGTCAAAAAAAGTTTGAGGAATTATATGATCATGAAACTTTTATGAAAGTATTCCATAAGAATTATTTATAAAACGCTCATATTTTCGATTTTAAGAGGTTTTTATAAAAACACGATTAACTTATCTAAATATATAAAAATCTCTTTATATGATTAAAATAAGCAATAAATAAAACGTATTAAGAGGTGTAGTATGCAAAGATTTATTATTAAAGGTCGATTAGATGGATTGAACGAGGTTATTTTAGCAAATAGAACAAATAAATATAAAGGTGCGAAAATAAAGAAAGACAATGAAACCATAGTTATATATTATGCTAGGCTATATAAACTAAAGCCAATAACTAAATATCCTATTAAATTAAAAATTGATTGGTATGAGAAGAATAAGCGTAGGGATATAGATAACGTATTAAGTGCTAAAAAATTTATTCTTGATGGATTAGTTAAAGCAAAAATATTAAAAGGTGATGGACAAAAATATTTTGATGAAGTAGTAAAAGAGAATGTATATATTGATAAAGAAAATCCACACATTGAAGTAACTATAATTGAAAATGACTAATAGTATTCAAATAGTAAATTATACTTGAATAATAAAAATTATTTAAGTATAATATCATTGAAGTGTATATTTATACATTAAAGAAAGGAGAAATATATGAGTAGTGCAACAAATAAAGAACAAACAACAATAAAAATTAGAAAAGCAACTCATGAAAAACTTAAAGAGATTAGAAAAAATCAAGGAATAAGCATGGCTTTTCTAGTTGATCAAGCAATTAATGAGTATATAGAAAAAAGAAATAAAAGAAAGGAGTGAGAAAATGAAATATATTGTTTATAGACATATATGTCCAAATGGAAAGATTTATATAGGCATAACAAAATGTGAACCACAAATAAGATGGAATAATGGAAAAGGATATAAACCTAATAAGAGATTATATAATGATATTCTAAAATATGGGTGGATAAACTTTAAACATGAAATCTTGTTTAGAAATCTAACAAAAGAAGAAGCTGAACAAAAAGAAATAGAACTTATACAACTATATCAAAGTTACAAAAATAAGTTTGGTTATAATATTGAACAAGGAGGAAAAATAAAAAAAGGTATGAAAGGTATTCCCTCATACGCTAGAAAGAAAGTTATATGTTTAAATACAAAAGAAGTGTTTGATTGTATTAGATATGCTTCAATAAAATACCATACTATTGTAAGCAATATTACAAAAGCATGTAAAAATCAAAAATATTCAGCTGGTAAGTTGGAAGATGGTTCAAAAATATATTGGGCATTTTATAGTGATTATATTAATCAAAAAGAAAAATTTAATAATATAATCATTGATAAAAAAGTAGATAGTAGTCTATATATGTTTATTAATATTTCAAAAGAAAATAAAGAAAAATTAAATTTGTTAAGTAAAGATTTATTTATGCCAAATTACAAAATATTAGATGTGGCACTAAATGAGTATTTAAAGAAGTTTGAAATAAAGGAGAAATAGAATGAGTAGTAAGAGGTATTATTGGATAAAGTTAAAAACCAATTTCTTCAATCAAGATGAAATTGATTTTCTACTATCTCAAAAAAATGGTTGTGAATATGTTGTTTTGTATCAAATGCTATGTTTGAATACAGCAAACACAAATGGAAAGCTAGAAAATAGAATAGGTGAAATGATTGTACCCTATGATGTAGATAAGATCGTAAGAGATACTAAATATTTTGATTATGATACTGTTGTTGTTGCTTTGGAATTGTATAAGAAATTAGGGTTAATTTATCTTAATGAAAATGGCTGTTTGATGATTGCTAATTATGATGAAATGGTAGGAAGTGAAACATCAAGCGCTAAACGTGTTAGGGAATGGAGAGCAAAGCAAGAAACACAAAAAGCGTTACAATGTAACAATGATGTAAACTACAATGTAATACAAGAGAATAGAGATAAGAGTTTAGATATTAGAGATATAGATATTAAAGATAAAGAAAAAGATATTGTATTAGATGATTTAAAAAATCATCAAATACCACCATTCATAACTATTATTACTAATAAAAAAGAAGAATATCCAATTACTGATGATTTAGTTAATCAATATAAAGAACTATATCCAAATGTTGATGTTGAACAAGAACTAAAGAAAATGAAAGCGTGGAGCATATCCAACCCAAGTAAAAGGAAAACAAAAAGAGGTATGTTGAAGTTTGTTAATAATTGGTTATCAAGAGAACAAGATAAACCAAAATTTAATAGCAACACTAGAAAAGAAATAGAGCCTAATTGGTTGAATGAAAAACCTAAACAAAAAGAAGAAACTTTAGAAGATAAAACAAGTAAGCTTTTAAAGATGTATGAAGTACAATTAAAATGTAATCAATTAGATCAAGCACAAGAAACAGCAAAACAGTATAAAGCATTAACAGGTAAAGACATTGAAGAAGCAAAAAAAGAATTAGATGAAGCATTTAACGTATTATCAAAATATGATTAATGCTTCAAATAGTAAATTTATGAGAAAGGACGAATTAAAAAGGGGATATAACATGAAAGATTATGAACAACAAAACTTAATATTAAAGTTTGATAATCAACTAACTAAAGTATGTGATTTAAAACGAAGCAAAACACCTATGACCTCAAAAATAAAAAAAGATGAATTTATAGAAGAAGCAAATAAAAACTTTGATTATGATTTTGACGGTGTTAATAAATTTTATCCATTTGAATTGCCAACGATATTAAAAGAATTAGATTTTAATATTCTTTGTATTGTTGGGGCAAGTGGGAGAGGTAAAAGCGTATTTTCAAGATATTTTGGAGAAGAAACTAAAATTGAATGGGATAACTCAAAAGCAATAATTAGTAATTTTGATAATGTAGATGAAGCTATTGAAAGATTAAATAGTGTTGGTTTAAATTCAATTCCAACTTGGTGCAAACCTAGAAATGTATTAAGCATTGGGGAGGGATTTAGAGCTGATTTAGCACGATCAATAAAAGATAATTGTGTTATTGATGAATTTACAAGTACAGTTGATAGAAATGTAGCTTTAAGTTGTAGTAATTCAATTCAAAGATATATAAGAAAAAAGGGATATAAAAGATGTGTATTTGTAAGTTGCCACAAAGATTTTATTGATGTATTGTGTCCAGACTATGTTATAGATTTAGATGATGAATGTTTATATGATACAAGGAGGTTACCCAAGCGAAAATTTAAGTTACAATTGTATGAAACAAGAGCAAAAAAAGAAGTTTGGGAAATATTTAGACAACATCATTATTTAAGTGGTGATTTAAATACAGCTTCTAGGGTGTTTGTTGCTTTTTTAAATAATGAAATGGTTGGATTTATAGCAATATTAACATTACCAAATGGAGCGTTAAAAAACGCATATAGAATACATAGGTTAGTAGTTCTTCCTGATTATCAAGGATTAGGAATAGCAACTAAAATGATAGAATACTTTGCTAATTTACACGTTAAAATAGATTGTGGTTTATATATTAGAACATCTCATGTAAGATTACACAAATATTTTGAACGTAATAATAATTGGGTTGAAACGGCTAGAAGTGGTAAAATTTCTCCTAAACAAATGGGTAGAGTTAATTTTAAAGTAACAACAAGAACACCATATAGCTATAAATACATTGGTAAATATAACAATCAATTAGATAAAAATAATATTGTTTTATATGAAAAAAAAGAAAGCGTAGAAAAGAAAATTAATCAAATGACTATATTTGATGTTTAGTATTCAAATAGTAAATAAGGAGGGATAACATGAATATAATTATAGGTGTAGTGATTGGTGTATGTATCACAAAAATATATATAAATATTAAAAACTATTTAGAGTTCAAAAGGCTTTTTAAACAAGCTAATGAGCTTTTGAAAATAATTGATGAACAAATTGAAGAACATGAAGAAATATTAAAACAGCAAGAAGAAGAGAAACAGTGAGGTAATAGCTATGGAATTTGGAGAACTACAAAATAAAGTATTATTAGTATTAGAAAAATATGAGGAAACAAGAAGTGATGATTTCAAGCTATATTTTCATGTATGTAGTCAATAAACGAGAATGTAGCAATCATGGATAGATTTTCTTATGTAATGCTAAATCATAAAGAATTAGGCTTTCCATCTTTTGAAAGCGTGACACGTTGTAGAAGAAAGGTGTTTGAGTTATACCCTAATTTAAAGCCTGAAAAAGTAACAAAATTTAGAAAGGAAAAAGAAGAAGAATTTAAGGAGTACGCTAGAAAATGAAAAAAAGTGTTATGATTTTAGATATTCAAATAGTAAACTTTGTTTGATAAAATAAACATAGAGGTGTCTAATGAAAGGTATAGATGAACTAGTAACAATAGATGATTATTACCAAGAAATAAAGGAAGTTGAAAAGCAACTAAAAGAAACAAATTCAAGTTATCGTAAAAACGATTTGATGAAGTATTTATTTTATTTAAGAAAAGAAGTAAAAGACTATATCAAGTTTACAAATAAATAATATTGGAGTTGTTTTTATTGGAAATAGAAATCATTAGTATTCATGATTTAGTACCCTATGGGAACAATGCAAAGGAACACCCAAAAGAGCAAATTGAACAAATAAAGGAGTCTATTATTAAATTTCATAATAATGATCCTATAGCGATTGATGAAAACAATGTAATTATAGAGGGGCATGGAAGATATGAAGCTTTAAAAGAGTTAGGTTATGAACAAGTTGAATGTATTAGGCTAGACCATTTAAATGATGATCAAAAGAAAGCTTATAGACTTGTTCATAATAAACTCACAATGAATAGTGATTTTAATTTTGACTTATTAGAAGAAGAATTAAAAACCATTAATGATATAGATATGGGGTTCTTTGATTTTGATTTGTCTATGTTTGATGATATTGAGGAAGAAATAAAAGAAGAAGCTAATAAAAAATTAACTGATGAATTTCTAATACCTCCCACAAGCGTTTTTGATACAAGACAAGGCTATTGGCAAGAAAGAAAAAGGGCATGGAAAGACATTGGTATATCAAGCGAAATTGGACGAGATGAAGCTTTAATAAGTGAGGGTTTGAAACGATTAGGTGATAAATTAGGAAGTAAAACATTAACAGGAACAAGCGTTTTTGACCCTGTATTATGTGAAATCATTTATAAATGGTTTAATGTTTATCAAGGAAATATATTTGATTGCTTTGCTGGTGGAAGTGTAAGGGGTATTGTAGCCGAGAAACTAGGTTATAAATATACTGGAATTGATTTAAGAAAAGAGCAAGTAGAAGCAAATATATTAAATGCTAATGAATTGAATTTAAACCCTACTTGGATATGTGATGATAGTTTAAACGCTGATTTATATATTGAAGATAATAGCGTTGATTTATTATTTAGCTGTCCTCCTTATGCTGATTTAGAAGTATATAGTGATGATGAAAGAGATATATCCAATATGGACTATGAGCAATTTAAAGAGGTTTATAAAAAGATTATTGATATAGCTTGTAGGAAAGTAAAAGATGATCGCTTTGCGGTTTTTGTTGTTGGTGATGTAAGAGATAAAAAAGGCTATTATAGAAACTTTGTTGATTATACTAAAGAGTGTTTTAATAATAATGGTTTCATGACATACAACGAGATTATTTTATTAGAGCAATTAGGAACTATCCCAATGAGGGCAAGGCTTGTATTTAAAAAAAGAAAGGTAGCAAAGGCACATCAAAACATATTGATATTCTATAAAGGTGATATAAATAACATTCCTTGTAATTACAGTAATATAGAAGTAGGACAAATAGAAGATACTCAATAGAGTGTCTTTTTTTTGTATTCAAATAGTAAACAAAATGCTTGATTATATGTAATACATATATTATAATAAGTACATAAGATAAAGAAAGAGGTAAAACAATATGACAAATTTAGAAATCGTAGCAAGTGAAGTAATTACAAGAGATTTATTAACGGAAGAACAAGTTGAAGAAATGTTAATCAAATTTGGAACACTTCCATATAAAACATATCAAGAATGGAAATATAGCGGTTATCAAGTTAAAAAAGGAAGTAAAGCGATCATTAAAACAAAGCTTTGGAAAAAGGTTAAAGAAAAGAAAGAAAAAGAAGAAGATAAAGATACAACAAAATTCATTCTAGTAAATGCTTCATTGTTTGGAGTTGATCAAGTAGAAAAAATAGCATAGGGGATTTATTCCCCTAGTGCTTCAAATAATAAACATTAAAGGAGATAGGAAAACATGAAAACAATCATTAAATTAAAAGGTAAAAAGATTTCAAAGAAAAAAGCGGTTGAATTATTCGGTAAAGAAAGAATTGATAATAGAATTAAAGAAGCAAAAGAAAGTTTCATGAATGACCCATACGAAATAAATTCATGGATGGACGGAATGGAAATAGAGTTCAAATAATCAAATAAAGATAAATGAGAACTCTTAATTGGGTTCTCTTTTTTTGTTAAAAAAAGTAAAAAAGTTATTGTAAAATATTGACGTTTATATGTAATACATATATAATATAAGTGTAGTAAGAAAGACATAGAGAGGTAAATAAAAATGGAAAAACAATTTATTAGAAATGTATTAGATATAGAAGTAAATGGATTTACAGGAGCAGTAAGATATATTGTTACATCAATGTATGATGTAATTTATGAAGATGGAGTTTCAAGTATTGAACAAAAAATTATTGAAGATGTAACAATGTCAAGACAAGAAATTAAAGAAGAGGGTGGAAATCAAGCTATTGTAGAAGAACTTAAAGAATTATATGAAATCAAACCACTAAATTAATTAAATAGTGAAGCGATAACACTTACAACACTTTAAGAAAGGATAATAAATATGTGGAAAAACATTAACATATCAAAAAATAATATAGATCATGAAACAGCTAAAGCGGTATTAATCAAAATGCCGAACAAAAGCGATTATAAAGGTTATTGCTTTTGGCATTCATCAAAGCTAGTTAGAAAAGGAAGAAACAAAAATAGTGTATCAATAGGGTATACAAATGATTTCACTTTCAAATTAATTAAATATGGTAATGGTAAATATAATAAATTTGACATTATCAAAGAAATAGAAATAAGCGTTGATGAATTTGAAAAAGCCTTTGAGGTGATGAATGAAAACATCAAAGAAAAGACTTTTAAGAATGAATATGAAACGTATAAACCTCAACATAAAGAAGTTGAAAAAGTAGAGATCGAGCAAGAATTATTAGATTAAAAAAATAAAAAATATTATTGGAAAATATTGACTTTTCTATGTAATACATATATAATATAAACGTAATAGGAAAGGGGAACTCAAAGGAGTTCATAGGAATAAGAAAATGTTAAAAATTAAAAAAGTATGGGTAGCGGATAATGGAGATATTTTTTTAGAAAGAGAAGTTGATTATAGAAATGTCTCTTTAAAAGAAATTGAAGCATTAAAAAATCAAGCTGTAGAAATGCTTGATCGTGGTGAATTCGAAAATTGTCATTATGTAAACAAAGGAAAAATTAAATATGGTTCTTATTATACTTATGATAATGAATTTATAGGTAATGAACAAATTCATATCTTGACAAAATATAATACTTGTCAAGAAAAGATGTATCTTAATTACAAAGGAAATTTAAAGCCTTTATGGGATACAGCAAATTAAAAAATCAACAATTAGCCTTTGATAAATTATCAAGGTTAAAAGTTGGAGCGTTATTTATATTGAAATATTTTACCTATACCAATATAATATATATATGAGAGGTGGTAAAATATGGAAATATGGAAAGATATAAAAGGCTATGAGGGTTTATATCAAGTTAGTAATTTTGGAAGAGTTAAAAGTTTAGCAAGAACGAATGTAAAAGGGAAAGGAAATTACTATAGAAAAGAAAAAATCAAAAAACAATATAAGACCAAACATAGTTCAAACAAAACATCTTATTTTCACGTATCATTATCAAAAAATGGAATTATAAAAAGATACAGTGTTCATAGATTAGTTGCTATTGCTTTTATACCAAACAAGGAAAATAAAGAATATGTAAATCATAAAAATGAAAATGGTTTAGATAATAGAGTTGAAAATTTAGAATGGGTATCAAATAGTGAAAATCAATTATATTCATTATATGTAACTAAAAGCAATAAAAATACTATTCCTGTAATTGCTAAAGATAAAAACACTTTAGAGCCTATAAAGGAATTTGAAAGTATAGCTTTAGCTTCTAAATGGCTAATAGAAAGTAAAAAGACAAAAGATAAATATTGTAATCGTGGCATTTCTAAATGTTGCAAACATAAAATACCAAGTTATATGGGTTATATATGGAGATGTAAAGAAGAGGTGAAAAACAATGTTTAATACTAAAAATCAACAATTAGCATTTGAAAAATTATCTAAATTAAAGGTAGGTGCATTGTTCCTTTGAAATGGGAACAGGCAAAACCAAAGTAGCATTAGATTTAATCAATTCTAAATCAAATAAAATTGATTATATTCTTTGGATATGTCCGTTCTCTATTAAGAACGAAATTATAAAGGAGCGTGATAAATGGTATCCAGCAATGAAAATAGATGTTGTAGGATGTGAAACAATAGGCTCTAGTGATAGAACTTATTTAGAAATCTTGAAAAAGGTTGCTACAAGCAAAACATTTATAGTTGTTGATGAAAGCCTGAAAATAAAAAATATCAATGCAAAGCGTACAAGAAGAATAATAGAATTTGGTGGATATGCTCAATATAAGTTGATATTGAACGGAACACCAATAACAAAGAATGTTATTGATCTATGGGCGCAAATGGAATTTTTAAGTCCTAAAATATTGAAAATGTCTTTTAATCAATTCAAAAATACTTATTGTGAGTATTACATAAGAGGAAGATTGAAAGGCATGGTTAAGAAGCAACACAACATAGAACATTTAATATCATTAATAGAGCCTTATATCTTTGATTGTGATTTAGATATAGAAGCAAAGAAAATGTATTATAACTATTTCTATGATGTTGATATGTTTCAATATTCAAGCCTTAAAAATGAATTGTTAGAGTGCATAACAAATATAGATTTCTTTGTATTAACAACAAAGCTACAACAATTCTATACAACGTATAAAGAAGAAATGCTAAAAGAGTTGTTAGGACAAATAAACGATCAAGTTATTATATTTGTTAAATATCTTGATAGCATACCAGCAGGAGCAAATAAAATTGTAGGAGATATGAACACAAAGGAAAGAAAACAAGTGATAGATAAATTTGAAAGAGGTGATTTTAAAGAGTTATATATCACTTATGGTTGCGGTTCATATGGCTTAAATCTTCAATTTTGTAGAAATATTATATTTGCTGAACATTGCTTTGATTATTCGCAAAGAATACAAGCCGAAGCAAGAATATATAGAATAGGTCAAAATTATGATGTTAATTATTATAACTTGTGGTGCAATGTTGGGTTAGAAAAAATGATACAAAGTTCATTAAATAAGAAATCAAACTTATTAAATGAAATAAAAAAAGAGATAGATAAGAAAGGAGAAAACAATTTAAAGAAATTGTTGTAATGATTTATGAATGAAACATTAAAAAAAGAATTTGAAAGGATTGATCAATTACCTATTGAAGATAAGGTTAAAGAAATCAATGAATTAAAGAAAGGAATTAAAAAGATTAGTCCATTTGTAAAAGAGCCTGTTGATTGTGTTATTTGGGTTAAAAGTGATGAAGTAGTAGCAAATGAATATAACCCTAACCATGTAGCACCTCCTGAAATGGAATTGTTGCATACATCAATTAAAGAAGATGGATATACACAACCTATAGTAGTTTATCAACATGACGGAAAATATGAAGTTGTTGATGGTTTCCATAGAAACAGGGTTGGTAAGGAATACAAAGACATTAACGAAAGAATTAAAGGGTATTTGCCAGTTGTAGTTATTAATGAAGATGTAGCTGACAAGGGGCAAAGAATAGCAAGTACAATTAGACACAATAGAGCAAGAGGAAAACACCAAGTAGAAGCAATGAGCGACATTGTTCTTGATTTAAGAAAGAGAAATTGGAGCAATGAAAAGATAGCTAAAAAATTAGGTATGGACGCTGACGAAGTTTTAAGACTAGCACAAATTACAGGACTTGCCGAAATGTTTGCGGATAAAGATTTTAATGAAGCTTGGGAATGTGATTTAGAGGAAGAAGAGTTAATAAATGAAGATGAATAGAATATATCACCCATATTGGTTATGGGAGGACTATTTGCATAGAATGTATGAAACACCATTGAAAAGTAAAATAAATGGTATTGATGAAGAAGAAAGACTATTGAAAGTTGTTGAGTGTTTAGGTAATGAAAAGACTTGTTATAAATATATGAAATTGGTTATTGATCAATGGAAATATGCTTGTGAATATAGATTAACTAATAAATCTTTGAATAGGATAGCATGGCTTGGTCAATGTGCTTGTTGTTTGTATGGTGGAATAAAGCAAGATGAAACTAAAAAAGCATGGCATTTATTAAGTGAAGAACAACAACAAAAAGCTAATGAAATAGCAAGAAAATTAATTGAAGAATGGGAGGTTGAACACTTTGGACAATAGAAGATATTTAGGAATTGATGTATTAACAGCTTCAAAAGAGAGAATTAAATGGGCATTTGATAATTTTGAAAAGATATGTATTTCTTTTAGTGGAGGTAAAGACAGTACAGCTATGACACACCTAGTCATGGAAGAAGCAAAAAAAAGAAATAGAAAGGTAGCGTTGCTATTTATTGATTGGGAAATCCAATATAAATTAACTATTGAACACGTACAACATATCTATGATATGTATAAAGATTATATTATTCCTTATTGGGTAGCATTACCGCTATTAACCGATAATGCTTGTAGTATGTATGAGCCTGAATGGATTTCATGGGATAAAGCAAAAGAAAATCTATGGACTAGAAAACCACCTAAAATAGCAATTACTGATGAAAACTATTTCCCATTTTACTATTATAAAATCACGTTTGAGGAATTTGTTCCATTGTTTGGTGAATGGTATGGAGAGGGAAAAAGTACAGCTTGTTTTGTAGGAATTAGAACAAGAGAAAGTTTAAACCGATATAGAGCATTAACAAACAAAAAGAAAAACAAATTTGAAGATAAAATGTTTACTACTTGTGTAACTGATAATGTTTATAATGTTTACCCTATCTATGATTGGAGCGCTGAAGATGATTGGAAATACTTTGGAAAGACAAAGAAACCATATAATAAATTGTATGATCGTTTCTTTCAAGCTGGATTAACATTACATCAAATGAGGGTTGATGAACCATTTGGAGATACAACAAGAAGAAGCTTATGGTTATATCAAATTATTGAGCCTGAAACATGGGGAAAGATGGTTTTAAGAGTAAATGGAGCAAATAGCGGTAGCCTTTATTCAAGAGATAATGGAAACATTCTAGGAAATAGAAGTATTACATTACCAAAAGGTCATACATGGCAAAGCTTCTCTAATTTCTTGTTAGATACAATGCCAAAGAAAACAGCGGAACACTATAAATCAAAAATAGCTGTTTATATTAAATGGTATATGAATAGAGGTTATGTTGATGGAATACCTGATGAAGTAGACAAACAAATGGAAAAACAAAATGATGTACCATCATGGAGAAGAATATGCCAAACGTTATTAAGAAATGATTATTGGTGTAAAGGTCTTGGATTTAGTCCAACAAAACAAAGTGCCTATAATCAATATTTAGAACGTATGAAGAAAAAGAGAAAAGAATGGAATATATATGGAGATGTAGAAGAATGATAAGAGTAATGAGTGAAGAAGATTATAATTTCTTCTTTCTAATGGGGAAATTCTTTGCAAGTAGAAAATTTATAAAAGAAATGGATTGTCAACTTTATAGCAATGAAAATATGTTATGGTATATCTATTTCAATAAAGAGGGTAAAATTTGTGGCTTTGCTTCATTAGAAGATAATGATAAATATTTCATGTTAGATAACTTTATAGTGTTAGAAGAATATAGAAATAAAGGTATAGGGAAAGAAATTTTAGATCATATCGTTAATGATGTAATGGAAAAAGATATTAGATTAATTTCAAGAAATCCAATAGCAATTAAAATGTTTAAAGAACGTGGTTTTGAGATTACAGGACATAACGGAAGATATGAAAAGATGATAAAGAAGATTAAATAAAATGCTTCAAATAGTAGAAAGGAAGATAAATATGAAAACAATTAAAGTAAAAAAACATGAAGTAGAAAAAGTAATTAGTCTTTTAAAAAAGCATGAGGGAAGTGAAGAGGAAAGTGAAGATGGAAATTATCATTGGTGTGCATTGAATAGCATAAAACCTAAAGGTTTTTACAAAATTGATTGTGTAGAAATTGTGGAGATTATAGACATTTGTATACGTAGATTTGGCTACAACTCAAAAGGAATTAACGCTCGTATTTATTCGTTATTATCATTCTATGGAATTGATGTGGAGGAATAGTTATGACAGCACAAGAAATGTTTGAATCAATGGGATTTAAAAAAGATAAATTTGATTATTTTGGACTAAATAGGCTTGTTTACAAAAAGCCGATCGTGGACGAAGGAGACTACTTATATACATTTGTTGTTTTGTTTGATAAAGAAGAAAAAATAACATCTGTATATTGTGATGAGTATTCTGAAGATTATGAGTACGGTTATGATGCACCACCTGCAATTGATATGGAACTTTTAAAAGCAATTAACAAACAATGTAAAGAATTGGGGTGGTTAGATGAATAAATATGAAAAAGCGTTTGATGTGATTGATACTATTCTACATTTAATGTGCGGTGAAGAAAGAGAAGATAATTATAAACCATCACATGATGAAATGGTTAATTCTATGCAAGATTTTAAAGAATTAGTAGAAAGAGCAACACCAAAGAAACTTCTCTATAATGGAGAATACGTTCCATTTTGTAACTGTCCTAATTGTAAGAAAGTCGTTCCTATACATGGTAACTACTGTCCTCGTTGCGGACAAGCATTAGATTGGAGTGAAGAAAATGATTAGACCTAAAAAAGAAGATTTTGTAATGCAATATAGTTATAGTTTTGGCACATGGGATGAATTTGATAGTGAAGCATATCAAGAAGCATTAGAAAAATATGTTGACCAATTAGAAAAGGCATTTGATAAAGCATGTGGAGAGTTGGCTCATGCTTATCCTTGTGGAGTGATTAGGTGTGGAACAACTTGGCATCCTGACAGTTGGAAAGAGTGGTGTATGAAAAATGAAACCGATAGTTCGAAAATTAAATAATGAGAGTGGTGAAAACTATCACTGTCCTAAATGTCATAAACAAGTATTTCAAAGTTGGGAAACGTGTCATTATTGTGGCGTTCCTTTGAATTGGCAAAAATTAAATCTATCAAATTTTGAAATAGATATTATGATGAAAGACTTTGTAGAAAAAGTAAACATATTATGTAGGGCAATATTCTTTGACCCTCGAAAAATGAAGAAAAATCAAAAGGTATTTGAATATGTCCATAATCTCTATTGTACTAGTGATGAATATGATTTAGAACTCATGGACGAATTAGCCGAAGAGGGTTATATGTATGTGACGGATAAAATTAAAACACATTATCATTGGGTATCACCTAAAGGTTTTAATTTATTAAGCAATATTTACAAAATTGAATTTGAAAAGAAAGAGGTGAAGAATAATGTTGACTAAAGAAGAATGTTTAAAGGCTTTATGTCGTATTCAATGCGGAGCAAAACGAAATAAAAAGTGTGAAGATTGCAAATGTTTTGATACTAAAATAAACCCTTGGAAATGTGTTGAAAATACAAATGAGAGTTTAATTATTAGGAATTTAATTGAAGAACACTTTAATCCTAAACCTCTTAAATTTGAGGATTTAAAAGAAAATGCTTATGTTTGGGATAGCGTGTTAGGTTTTATTACTATAATAGGAAAAATTGAAAAAGATAAACATATTACTTTAACAAATGATTATGGTTCAAGTGTTAGAATTGTTTTTGTTGAAAAAAGATTTTATCCAATTCAAATACCAATGTTAGGAGGAAACCAATGATGTTTTATTTTAGAATTGATTGTTCATTAACTACAGGGTTTAAAAATTATGTAGCTTATGTAACATCACATAGAGCGGTGGTTAAGAGAAAGAAAAGAGGTAAAAGATAATGAACACTAAAACAGCAATAGTAACAATAAATATAGCAACGCTTATAGCTACAGTATATTTAGTTTGTCACTTTAATAATTGGTTATGGGTGTTCTTCTATTTAGTATTTCAGGTGTACGAAAGCGAATAAGATGGAGAGTAATTATGAAACAAACATATAGTATTTTACAAAGAGAAGTAAATAAAAGTACAGGTCAAATAGCTGTTAGGGTGTACAAAAAAGGTACACAAGATTTTATTAGCGAAAGCTTAAATTATTGCAGGTTAAGAAGTATCTTCAATGAAGAACTAACTTATTATCTTGTAAAGCAAGAAAATGAAAAAGAAGCTATTAAGAAATTAAAAAATAGAGTTGTTAAGAAAGATGATCTATATGTGAAGATTGGATAAGGAGAAAGAAAATGAAATTAAAAATAGGACATAGATATTTTGATATAACTGAAAAAGATAGGGTTATATTTAACTGTAAAGTATATATTGTTATTACACAAAAATATTTTAGTGAATGGAATTATGCTAATCCATCATTAGCTACAAACAAGGCAAAGAAATATATTAAAAGAGGTGTATTAGTTCTATGTGCTGAAAAACACAAAGGTTTACATGACCGTGAATATGATTTATATAGATTTGATATGAATAAATTAGAAGAAATGTTAAAAGAGGAGAAACAAAATGGAATTAAAGAAATTGAAGCATGAATACTTTAAGAGTGCTTTGGCATTGTGTGATTTTGTGAATAAAAAAGGCATTAAAAAAGAGGATATAGTTGAAATAATTAATATAAAAGGTATATACCCTTTCGCTATGTTTTATTATGAATAGGATAAATAACATGGAACGTATAGAGGAAATAGAAAGTGCTATCAATCTAATTAATACCATATTAAGAAGTAGTAATTTGACATTAACAGTTAAAGAACGCAAAGGAAAACACTTTCCTGTAATTGTTGATGAAATCAATAAAAAAGAATATGTAATTATCAAAAAAGAGGAAAAGAACAATGGAAATTAAAGAACAATTAACACAAATGTTTTTAATGCAAGAAACATTAAATCAAAATATTTTAAAAGAGTTCGGTCAAGATAGCATGACCAAAGAAAAATTACAGTTAGCTATTATTGACGAATTAGGAGAACTAACACATGAATTAAAAGGTAATTGGTGCTGGTGGAAGAAAACACAAAAGCCTGTTGATAGAAAGCGTGTATTAGAAGAATTAGTAGACGTTTATCACTTTGTTATGATATGGGAAATGTTTAAACGTGTCGAATATAAAATTGAATATATTTTAAAGGCATACGCAATTGAAATATTAATGTTTGGTAAAAACGTAGAAAATGAAACGTTAGATTATATCATTTGTAGAATGGAACTAGATAAGCATAAATTAGATTGGTTGTTGAAACTAACCGAACAATTAGGTTTCTCATTTGATGAAGTATATCAAGAATATCTAAATAAGAATAAAATCAATTATGAAAGGCTAAAAAATGGATATTAAAAATGGAAATCTTATTAACTATTCTAGGCTTGTATGGTGCAGGCTCGTTAATGATTATTATTTGGTTAGAAACAAAATATAGAGAATTTATGATGGGAGAGAAAAGCAATGGAAAAAGTGGAGATAATGAAAGAGTTGATTGATCGCTATGAACAACTAAAATCAATGAAAGGTTGTAAAAGCGCTTATGATACAGTTGAGTTATATATTAAGAAGCTAGAGTTAAAACTAAAGGAATTATTATAGGTATTACCTTAATGCTTCAAATAATAAATTTAGTATGTTAGAATGAACAAAAAGGAGTGGTATTGTGACGGAAGCACAAAGAAAAGCGTCAAAGAAATATAACGAGAAAAACACAAAGATATACCCTATAAAGGTAAATTTAAAAACCGAAAAGGATATATACGATAAATTAGAAAGTGTTGATAATGTAAATGGTTATATTAAACAGTTAATTAGAAAAGACATTGAGAACTCATAAAAGAGTTCTTTTTTTTATAAATAGATTGAATTTTATAATAAATGTGATATTATATTAGTGTCCTTTTAGAGATAAAAGGCGCTTGTACTAATGTATGGTTTAGCAAATTTTCTTATTTTTAAATCCTTTCTAATATAAAATTACACGAATGCAATTAAGACACTGTAAAAGGTGTCTTTTTTGCTTTGTAAATAATTAACATTAAAAGTATTCAAAAAGTAAATTTATGATATAATTATCATGATAAAAGCAACAAAGGAGGGTTAAAAAATGTCTTTAATTATAGGAAGCGCAAGACAAGATGAAAGAGGTAAATATAGAGGAGGTAAAGCAGGAGACCAAACAGGAAGAGAAGTCTCTACACAAGCTTATTATAGACACTCTAAAGGATGGTATGTGTTACGTGCTAAAAATGTATCTCATGCTAACGCTTTAGCGAGTGCAATGCAACAAGCTTGTAACAACAATAATATTGGTTATGATCAATATAATCGTGGTGGAGTAATTACTCAAATTAAAAAGTACGGAGCATTAAATAAGATTGCTGTTAAAACTGAATGTGATTGTTCTAGTTTAGTACGTGCTTGTGTTATTCAAGCGTGTGGAAAAGATGTGGGCAACTTCACAACATCAAATGAAGCTAGTGTATTAGAAGCTAGTGGGTTGTTTGAAAGTAAAAAAGCGGTTGATAGTTCAACAGTTTTATACAATGGTGATATTTTAGTCACTAAAACAAAAGGGCATACAGTTATTGTTGTAAGCGGTAAAGCAAGAGCAAATACAGTTAATGTACCAACTAATTCATCTAATGATAATTGGGTTAATAGATTAAACGCTGAAATCAAAAGACAAGGCTTTTCTAAATATCCATTAGTTAAAAAAGGTGCTAAAGGAAACATCACAAGATTAATTCAAGAAAGATTAAATAGTGTAGGTTTTCATTTAAATGTTGATGGAGATTTTGGTACAAATACTTATAACGCTGTTAAAGTGTTCCAACGTAATAGAGGTTTAAAAGTTGATGGTAAAGTTGGTCCTAAAACTTGGTCATGGTTAATTAAAGGAACTAAAATGTAATGGCTAAACGTGGAAGAAAAAGTAAAAAAGATGTTATTGAAGAAAATTTAGATCGTATCGAAGAAATGGCTAGGTATGGAGCAAATGAAGCTGATATAGCTAAATCTTTGGGTATTTCAGTTTCCACATGGGAGAAGTATAAAAACGAATTTTCACAATTAAAAGAAGTCTTAAAAAATGCAAGGCAAGATTTAGTTGTAGAGATTAAAAGCGCATTAGTGAAACGTGCTTTAGGCTTCAACTATGAAGAAAAGAAGCAATACATAACCGAAGATGAAGAGGGTTATAAGAAAAAGCATACTGAAATCACAACTAAATATTGTCCTCCTGATGTGGGGGCAATAAATAGTGCCTTACAAAATTTTGATGATAATTGGTATAGAGATAAAAGACAAATTGAATTAAAGCGCCAAGAATTAGAATTAAGAAAACAAATGGCAAATGATAAAGAATGGGAGTGATAGCATATGAAAAATATAATTAACGTAGATTTTCAAAACACAATAAATAGCGGTATGTATTGTGTAGCGAATGATACAAACACATTAGATTTATGCCTTACTCCCTCTTTAGTTCAAAAAACAAATTATAGAGTTGAAGTTACTGATACTAATAACATTGTTCATACATCAAAAGCTATAGGATTAAACGCAAATGATCAAATTAAATATCAAGTAAGCAACGCTTATTACAATGGCAATGGTGTAATGAAAATAAGATTATTAAGTAATGAAAGTAATAGTGATTATATAATCTTTAATTGTGTTGAGTTCACAACCGAAGATTTAATTTGTAAATATGCAAACAATCAATATAACTTTTCAGTTAAAAAAGTAAATCCACTCGAATTACCTATTGCAACGAAAGAGAAACTAGGAGCGGTTATTGTTGGTGATGGTTTAGAAGTAGATACAGCAGGTAAGATAACTGCAAATGGTGGTGTTAGCAATACATTAAATATTGGTGAAAACTTTAGCGGATATACTGATGGTGAGGGGTATATTATCTTGTGTATTCCTCATGTTGTCCAATGGTATGAAGCAAATGGTAAACCTAGCAAAGTTGTAGTAAGCGGTGGCGGTAATTTTAATCTTATTTATGATGGTCAAACAAACAAAGGCTCTTATACTGTTGTTCCTGTAAATATAGATACTAGCGAATCAATAGCAACTCAAATATCACAAGGGTATTTGAGAATAAAGCCAAATTGGACAATAGGTGGTTCTTCTAGCTGGAAAAGATATTTAATTAGTGGCTACACAACCAAAAACATTATTTTAACTGTAAATTAAAAGAGGTGATTTAAAGTGTCAAAACATTATGCAATTTGTGAAAATATGTGTATAGAAGAAACTTATTCAAAAAAAGAAATAGATGAAAAATTAAGTAATGTTGTTATTCTTGAAATTGATGTTAAAGGTGAATATGGTAATGGTAAAGAAATCATGGAGCCCTTTGAGGCTGGTAATATAAATGACTATTATGTTGTAAGTGTAATGATTGATAATAAAAAAAGTAACTATCGTCTTTGGTCAAATCAACCATTTGTTAGTTCTAGAAGCGGTACAAATTTAGTTGGTATTGACGAATTTAATGTTAAATTGAGCGAATATGGTATAAAAATCAATTATCATTTTGATACACAAGTTTCTAAAGCTGATCCCGTTGATTTTAAAATCATATTAATTTTACAAAATAAAACAGGCGCTAAAATATATGAATATGCTGGATAATATTTATAAATCTAAAAAAAGAAAAATAAGGAGATAAACAAAATGAAAGTAAAAGCAAATTTTGATTACAACGATATTTTATTAAAAAGATTAGTAAAGAAAGATGAAGTTATTGAAGTTGATGATGTAAGAGCAAAAGTGCTAACAACTGAATTATACAATGGTGTACCTTTTTGTAATATTGTAGAAGAAAAACAAAAAGAAAAAGAGGAAGATAAAGAACCATTAGAGCCTAAAGAACCTTTAGAAGAAAATAAAGATATTTTACAACCTAAAGAAGATTTAGATGAAGTTGTAGAAGAAAAGCCAAAAAGAAAAAGAACTAGAAAAGCTAAAGTTGAATAATAAGATCGTAAATATTTAACAAGGAAAAGAGGTGAGACCAATGTATATTCTAGTTAATGCTTATGAAAATAGATGTGTTGAAGTAACTCAAACTACAATAGGAAAAACATTTGAAAACGAAGCAACCATATTAAAGATTTTATTTCATGGAGATATGGTTGAAAATGATGTATACCTAGAGTTTAAGAAAGAAGATTGTTCTAAATTCATGACTAAACCTCTTCAAATAGTAAATGATGAAGATAATAATTATGTTGAATACAAAATGCCTATTAGCTTGTTAGATCAAGTAGGGGATTTAAGAATGGAAATTGTATTAAGAAAAGATGATTATGTTTGGAAATCATATGCTATTGATTTTCATGTTCTTGATAGTATTAACGCTAGTAATGAAGTAGCACAAGAAAACAACGATTTCTTTTCTTATGTTATGGATAGAGTTAATGTTATTAAAAAAGACGGTGAGGGTACAAAATATCTTGCTGATGATGGAACATATAAAGAGGTACAAGGTGGAGCAAGTGATTATAATGATTTAGCTAACAAACCTATCACAAGAATAGTAAGCGGTGATAGTTCTAATAAATACCCTTTAAGAGATTTAGAAACAGGGTTATATATCTTAACAGGATATTTTACACCTTATAGCGGTATTGATGTTTCTATGGTTGCAATGGATGTATTCACGATAGTAACAAGAAATGATAGCACATCATATATACAAATGATTTTCCCTTTCAACAATCAAATTCAATATATAAAAACTACTGATACATCATATGAAAGTAATTTCTTATCATTGAACGATTTACAAAAGGAAATGAAAGTTGTAGAAAATACATATTCTACAAGCGTAACAATTCAATTAAATGATAGAAATAGTTTTCAATATACAAAAGACCTTAAAAAGCTAACAGTTAATTTACCAGCTGATATTGAAGCTGGTTATAATGCTCAAATAGTCTTTAATAGTGGAAGTACAGCAACTGAATTAGTTTTTAATGGTGATATAGTTTGGATTGGTGATGATGTTTCAAATAGTAAATTTACACCTCAAGCAAACAAATATTATACTGTTGATGTTTGGAAAGATGTTAATAAACTCATAGCTAAAGTGTTAGCTATTTAAGGAGGTAATTATTATGTTTGTTGATGATTTATATAGTACATCTACTGAAATGGGATTAACAGCAAATATGGGTAGACAATTAAGAGAAATGATTGAAGAAGTAACTTCACGAGTTGAAGAATTAGAAGCAAGTCAAATTGACTTGTCAAAATATGTTACAAAATTATGGTAGGAGTAAATAACAATGTCACAAGAATTAAACCAAGTTAAAATTAATAAGATTTCAAAAGCTTTATATGATGAAAATGTAGCAAATGGTACTATTACCCCAACAATGCAAGAACAAGAAGTATGGATTTTCACTGATGATGAAGTATATACAAGCGCTGAAAAAACTAAATTAAATGGTATTGAAGCAGGAGCGCAAGTAAACCCAACTAAATTAAGTGAATTATCTAATGATGTTAATTTCATTACTAATTCAGTAAACAACTTAACAAATTATTATACTAAAACAAATACTTATACAAAAACCGAAGTAAACGATTTGATCAATGGTATTACTTCTATGAATGTAGCGGTAGTACAAACATTACCAACAAGTGGTATTAGTGCAACTACAATTTATTTAGTACCTAAATCAACTATCCAAACAAATAACGCTTATGATGAATATTTATATGTTAATAACAAATGGGAAAAGATTGGTGATACTACTATTGATTTATCTAATTATGCTTTAAAGAGTGAAATTCCAACAGTTACAAATGATTTAACTGATACATTAAAAGCACATTATGATAGTGCTTATGAACATTCACAATTAGCACACGCACCATCAAATGCACAAGCAAACGTATTAGAAAAAGTTAAAGTAAATGGAGTTCAACAAACAATTTCTAATAAAGAAGTCAATATCACAGTACCAACAGCTAAAACTGTTATTTGGTAATTATGTCTCAAACTTTAAACGGTATTACAGTAAACAAGCTAACTTTAGCACAATACAAAAGTGCTAAAGCTAGTAGTTCACTGAATACTAATGAAGTTTATGTTATTAGTGATATTGATGAACAATTAGAAAATTTATTAGTTTATAAAGAAAGTTTAGATGTAAACAATCCAATTATTTTAAGAAGTTTAGAAAGTGGATTATATAAGATTTATGGCTATTTCAAATATAACTCTAATCAAACAGGAATTAGCGGAGTTGACCCATTCGCATATGTGATTATTGAAAAATGTAGTTCATTATCATATGCAACTATTATTGATACAACAAAGGCGGTTAGATATTCAATTACTGATACAACATATCAAGATTTAGATGATACAGGTTGGATTGATCTAGCTTATGTAAGTGGTTATAGTGCTGGTACAGCTACACAATTACAATATAGATGTAAAAATAATATGGTAACTATTAGAGGTGGGGCAACAGGAACATTTGCAAGTGGTAGTTATGTAACTGTTAATAAAGACTTATTACCAAGCAAATATAGACCTCAAAAAACAACAAGAGGTGGAGCAATGGGGGCAAGTATGAGACCATGTGGCTTTGAAGTAAATGTTGATGGAACTATCAAGCTAGGAAGTAATTTAACTACTATGCCGTCATGGATTGCCTTTTGTGTAACTTATCCTATCTAGGAGGAACAATGAAGTATATTACTAATTTAAGTGATTTCTATAAAACTAAAGAATGGGAAGCATTTAGAAAGAAAGTTATACATGATCGCTTAAATGAATTTGGGGAAACAATAGACGAGGTAACAGGAAAGCCAATCTATAAAGAGTATGATATTATCTTACACCATAAAATAGAATTGACTTTAGAAAATGTTAATGATGTATCTATTAGTTTAAACCCTGAAAACATTATGATCGTATCATTCAAGACACATAATGAAATACATAGGCGCTTTGGAAACTATAAAAAGAAAGTCATATTAGTACATGGTTCACCTTGTAGCGGTAAATCTACATGGGTTGAGAATGTAGCAACTAAAGATGATATTATCCTAGATATGGATAAGATATGGCAAATGATTTCTATTAATCCAAAGTACATTAAGCCTAATAGACTTAAAGAGCCTGTATTTGCATTGAGAGAGTCTATGATGGATATTATCAAAATGAGAAGCGGTATGTGGTTTATTGCTTATGTAATTGTAACCATGCCTAGATATATGGAGCGTAAAAGATTAATTGATAGGTTAGGAGTAGATGAAGTCATACATATTAAAGAAGATATGAGAGTATGTCTAGAAAGGCTATATGACAATCCTAACGGACGAAATAAAGAAGAGTATGAGAAGTATATAAAAGATTACTTCACATCATATCAAGAAGAATAATGTATGTAGTACGGAACTAATAATAATTTGTTAGTTCCATAGTGCATATATCGAAAATAAAATATAAAGGAGGATACGAGATTATGGACAATAGAGCATTAGTAGGTGTTATTGATGATTTAACGAGTGATAGCACAACGGACGCATTAAGTGCAAACCAAGGTAGAGTATTAAAAGAAATGATAGACACGATAAACGCAAAAGATATTATCACAATTAAATTAGAGGATAGTTTCAATGAGGAAAGCGGAGGAACATATAAGAACGTTCCAATGATACTATATAACAAAATAGGTGATAAATTATCGTTAAGCAATAATGGAGTATTGATTGGTCCAGGAGTATCTAAAGTATTAGTTAGTAGTAATCTAAAGGTAATAAGCAATACAACAGGAAACAAACATTCAAGGATATTAAAGAATGGAACTACAATGTGTTGGACTGATAGCACATCAATTAAAGCAGGGCATGAAATAACTATCAACAATACACCAGTGTTAATAGATGTAGAGCAAGGAGACTTAATCACATTAGCTTACTTTGTATTAACAACGGATAAGATAAGCGGAGGGCAATATACACCAACGTATCTAACAGTTGAAGTAGTACAATAAAGAGGTAATATATATGAGTAATGTAAAACCAATGAAGAATAGTAAGCATAAGTGCAAATGGAAAGAAGAGTATATAAAAGAAAATAAAAATAAAAAGCATAAAGAGAATAGAATGGTTAATCCGTATAAAAGGGATAGTGTAGAGAGTAGATGATATACCCTCCCATATGAAAAAAATTTAAAATCATAATGGGGAT